CGTGTCGCCTTAGGACGGCAATCTGGCACCACTGAAAAGGTGATGCCATGAATCCCGAAACCTTAGTTCACGCCGCCCGCGCCGCATGCGAAGGCAAGACCTTCGCCACCGATCCCGAGGCGTTCAAGGAACTGGAAGCCGCGAAGGTTCGCCGGAATCTGGCCCTGGACCCGCAGCACTACGAAAAGACTCGCGAGGCATGGCACGCCAAGCGTAGGGGGAGGGCGCATGCCTAAGTTCCTGACCGATTGGCGGTATTGGGTGGCGCTGCTGCTTGGCTGTGTTGCGTTGTTCCTCTCTGAACACGACGAGAGCTTTTACGGCTCATTCCTCAACGGGATGGCAATCGGCATCGCCTACTTTGTGTATCCAAAGGAATGACCATGACTTCGCGCACCGGCATGACGGAATCGCGCTGGGCATATCTGTGCATGCTGCGTCCCGGTTTTGGCCACTACCTGCACGTATCGCGCGGCCTGATACCTATCAAGGGCGCTGACGGCATCGTGCGCCTGACGCCATGGCCGAAGGGGCAGGGCAAGACCTACAACGTGGGGCGGAACAAGGCCAAGCGTGAAGCGCGGGCCAAGTTGGCGGCTTCGCGGCTGCGGCTACAGGGAGCCTGATGATGGCGCAGACACGCTGGGGTTCATTCGTTGAGAGTTGGGCCAACATCGCGGTTGGCTTCACGATCAACTACACGGCCAACCTGATCATCCTGCCGATGTTCGGATTCAGCACGCTCACGGCTGAAAAGAACTTCGTCATTGGCCTGCTTTACACGGTCATCTCGCTTTGCCGGTCATTTGTGATCCGGCGTTACTTCAACGGCTTGAGGTTCGGTAACCGATGAGCACACTACCTGATGATGCAGCCGCACGTTGCGAGTACCCAATGGCGGATGGGTTGCTGTATTACTTCCCATCTGCGCTTGCTGAGGTCGCGCGGGTGAGCAAGATCGGAAACGGTCAGCACAATCCCGGCGAGCCGATGCATTGGGCGCGCGGCAAGTCCACCGATCACGCAAACAAGATCATGCGTCACCTGCTTGACGCTGGCGAGCTTGATAAGGACGGTACGCGACATACGGCAAAGCTGGCATGGCGCGCGCTGGCGCTACTGCAAGAGGAATTGGAAGCGGCCGGCGCGCCGATGGCCCGCAATGCGCGCACCAATAGTGTTCGCGAACTTTTCGCCGCCATAGATGCCATGCGTGCCCGTCAAAGCATCCGCGATGCTGGCGAGTTCACGCAGCCGCCGAATTGCACGCACCCGATGGCAGCCGAGGGGTTGCGATTGGCCGATGAGCAACCTTGCAATCAGCCTAGGCGCAGCGAATCGGCATGGTCCGTAACGTGGCCGGGCGAAGAACAGTACACGCCTTGTGTTGCTTACCAAGCGCTGGTGGGGAACTGACATGGGCATAACCTTCAACGCATCGAAGTCCGATGGCGATTCAACGTCTAGCCACGGCGCGAGCTTCCTTGACTTGCTCGCGATCCTGTTCATCGGCCTGAAGTTGACCGGATACATCGGTTGGTCATGGGCGGCTGTCTTGTCGCCAATATGGATGCCGTGGGCGCTCGCGCTCGCGATATTTGCCGTCATCGGCACGATTGCGCTGATCGCGGAATGGGTGAAGCGATGAGCACGCTCAAGCACGGCGCCATTGGCCTACTGGCAATCGTCCTGTTTCCCATCTGGTTCCCGTTCGCAGTCCTGTACTCGATAGGCGTGCTGATCGTGTGCATGGGCGAAGAGATTGCGAGGAAATGGTTATGAGTAACCCGCGCCGCCATCTCATCATCCCGGACACGCAGGTCAAACCAGGCGTGCCGACCGTGCATTTCGACTGGATTGGCCGCGCCGTCCGAGAGTATCACCCTGACGTGGTTGTTCACATGGGCGACCATTGGGACTTTCCTAGCTTGTCTCGCTATGCAACCGCAGCCGAGCGGGAGGGCGCAAGGCTGAGCGCAGACATCCAGGCTGGGAATGATGCGATGCAGCGCCTAGATGATGCCATGGGCAAGTTTCACGGCCGCAAGGTGTTACTGCGCGGTAACCATGAGGACAGGCTCACGCGGTTTGTCAGCGACCACCCTGAGTTAGATGGCGCGCTTGGCATGAACGCGTTGCTGGATGTTGCCCTAGGTTGGGAGGTTGTGCCGTACGTGGGTCGCGCGCCAGGCCAGATCGTGATTGACGGAGTTACATACGCGCACTACTTCCAGAACCCGTCATCCGACCGCCCTGTTGGCGGCACAGTCGCAAACCGCATGTCTAAGGTTGGCGGGTCTTTCGTTCAGGGTCATGTGCAAGGACTGATGCGCGGTGACGTCCCGCTAGCAACCGGTAAGACGTTGCGTGGGATCGTTGCGGGATCTTGCTATTTGCACGATGAGGCATATCGCGGAATCTGCAATGGCGAGGACCGCTGCGTGATCGTGTTGAATGAGGTGCGCGGCGGGAAGTTCCTGGAGATGCCGCTTTCCCTGGATTACCTGTGCCGCAAGTACACCGGCAAGCCACTGGGTGTGTATCTGCGCAAGAACTATAAGAACGCACGCGAGAGGTTCACGCTGGCGAAGGAGGCGGCGTGAACACGAGTAGAGCCAAGGCGCTTCTATTCAGCGGACGCCCGTGGGTTGAGTGTCATTACTGCGGCTACCGAATCATCCAAGCCACAGCGACGCTTGACCATGTTATCCCGCGAAAGCATCGCGGGTTTAATGGACTGCGGAACATGGTCCTAGCTTGCGAGCGCTGCAATCGCGAGAAAAGTTCGCTTTCGTACACCAAGTACGTAAAGCGCATGAAGGCGCTGAAAGTGGCCTAGGCAACACAACAACACGGACGGCCCGAACGCCACGGAAGGCGCGAACGGGGTACGGAATGAACGATATCGTAGAACTGGTGCGCGTGGCCGTTGGGGATCGCGGATTGCGCGGGGTGAGTGCCGAAAAGGCGCTATATCGCAGCATCACGGATGACCTGATTGATGCCGACCGGCGCGTCTGGCAAGGCGAGGGCTATCACGGGTTCCCATGCTGGAACCTATACCGCTGCGCCATTGCGCAGGACTACACCACGCTGCGGGACTTGCGCTACTGGACGATCGCGTTCGCGTTCGCGTTCGCCGAGGATGGGGCGATTCGTTCGGATGCTCGCGACCCCGACATGATCACGGCGGCGGCATGGGATGCGCTGTATTTCGTGTTGTACAAGCGGTGGTTGCTTACCGCCCGCAACGTAAACCCAACGTCAGGACGCGCACGGGCGGTCTATGTGCGGTTCCGCAAGGCGTTGGCGGCTCGCTTGCTGCTGTCACTGGATGACTACACGAATGAACTGCAATATCAGCTTCGCAAGGTTGTGAGGATTAACAAGGGGGCCAATGCCGATTCTCGGGGTAATCTGAAAAGGGATGGGGCTTTTATCGCGCGATCTTTCGGTATCCATTCCGGAAACAGAGCCGCCGCGCCCACCCCTAATTCAGATGAATTGCACGCTCCGGCCATGCCGGACGTGCTGAAGTAATGCCCGGTACAGCCTCTACGCAACGGACACACGACTAACCTAGCCGTCGAGCGCACAGCCAGAACCGGCCGGGCACCCAAGCGCGCAAGCGCATCGCGTCCGCCGGTACGCGGCAACTACCGGCCTCGAATTATGCCTAGCGGCCCACCGCGAAGCATCGCTGGGGCGCGAAGCCCCCGACAAGCCGGCGCTCTGCCGTGGGTGGCAACGTCGCCGGGTGGCAACCGGCAACCTATTCAACATGAGCCGAACACGACGCCGCAATCCTGGTGGATGCTACATGCGCGCGCCACGCGGCAAGCGTAGTGCGCTGCGGGCGCTTTCTGACGATGCGGACGGCGAGATTGTGCGCCATCCGAACCGGAAGGCGCTACCTGCCGATCCGTGGGATGACCTGATCGTGAGCTACTTTCGCGGTCAGCCGTGGCATCGCGCGTGGAAGGATTGGTTTCGCGCACCGCTTGGTGCGCCGATGCCGAAAGATCGCTATGACTGACGACGCCGAACATTCGATGGTATGTGGCGATGGATATACGCGAGGCTAGGGTAATCGTCACCAAGACTGCCACTACGGCGGGCGTGTATATCCCTTTCACTGCGTTGCCTGATTGTTTCGCGGGTGACGTGATGGTTGTGCCGATCACGGCGGCAGAGGCAAGGTTTCTTGAATCCGTGGCGAGTGGCGCGCGTAACGTTACCGGGTCGCAAGTTGCCCGACGCCCCAAAGACTGATCCGCATGCGGGCGCTTTGACAGGCGGCGCCAATCAAAACCGGGCTAGTGGACACTGCGGGGGTCTTGTCGCGGTGCAAAGGACTGCGAGCGATCCGGATAGTTGTGCATGCGGTGGGCCAGCATGAAAGGCGCACGGCGCCGGGTGTCCCTAAGCCTGTCAAAAGACCAACTGCGCCCGCGAGAAACGCATGACCGACGAACCCGAACAGCCCGACGACGATCTTGGCGACATCGAATTTGACGAAGGCGGCGATGCCGAGTACGTCGAAGTCGAAGGCGCAATGATCGTTGCGTGTCGTGGCTGGCGGGACGTGTAGGACCATTTCGGTGCGCCACTGGTGCGAGTCAACATGAAAGCTCCGGGCACGGTGGACGTGCTGGTATCCGATGACGAGGGCGTGTCATGGAAATGGCGATCCGTGGACAAGCTAAAGGTGCCCGCAACCGTCACCGCCTTACGTGGTGGCAAAGAGTGATCTTGCGCCGCAAGCCCGAGCGCATCATCCCGACCGTGCCCAAACCATGCTGACGATCAACTTCAAGCGCGGCGATACGTTTCGGCTAACGGGCGCCTACAAGGAAAACGGCTAGCCTGCGGCGCTTCCGCCGAGTATCCGCGCGCAACTACGCGACCAGACGGGCGGACTTGTTGCCGAGCTATCCGTGGATCGCGTGGACGAGAACGGCGGCGGCTACGAGCTTTCCTTTGCCGATTCGAGCGCATGGCAGCCCGGCCGCGTGCTGTATGGCGACGTGCAATTCACGGATGCAACCGGCGCCGTCCTGAGCACGGAGACTTACGCCGTGAACGTGATCGCGGACCAGACTCATGACTGACGTTTCGACTGACCTTGGGTTGGCTGGCGAAACCATCACGCTGAACCAGGTTACGGACGTATCTGCGGTGCTTGAACCGGCCGCGAAGGTGTCGGCGCTCTTGTCGCCGGTCACGGTGAAATTCACGGATGCAAGCGGGCTTTCATGGTCTGCGAGCATTGCTACCCTGATCGAATACGGCGGCCTTCGGGTTGGTGCCGTGCCCGCAATCCTGCTGTCGGCAAACCTGCCCGACGGCATTCGCGGGTATCCCTACACCGGCACGATCTCGGCCACGAACATAGGCGGCGCAACGGGCGCGATCGCGATCACGGTTGACCAATTGCCCGCGGGCCTTGTCCTTGGCGACACGACCACGGATGACGGCCTGACCTACACCGCAACGATTACCGGGACACTGCAATGAGCGTATTCAGCGCGACCAACGGCACGCAGACCAAGACCCTCACGGACACGATCAACGTTGC